CCCCCCCCCCGCGATTTTCGTTAATCTTTCCTGTGCCTTTTCGGCGTGATACTTGTTCCGCTCGATACCCAGCCCGCCGAAGCCTTCCAGATACGCTGCGCATATCGTGGTGCCGCTTCCTGCGAACGGGTCGATGATCCTGCCGCCGTTCTCGCAGATGTGGACCAGCTGGCGCATGACGTCGAGCGGTTTTTCCGTCTGATGCGTCCGGACCTGCGCCGAAGGCGGCAGCCCTTGCAGCAGGCCAGGCATGTATTCGGCGTCGCGTTTGACGTCCAGCGGCCCGTTAGACGCCCACACGATGAACTCGCATTGCTGCTTCGGACGGTGCGGCTGCGGTCTGGCGTTCTTCTTGTCCCACGGGATCAGACCGCGGACTACCCAGCCGCCCCACTGGATCGCGTCATAAAGGGCGGGCAGCTGACGCCAGTCGATGAAGATCGCCGCCACGCCGCCCGGCTTCACCACCTTGCGGCAGAGTTCCAGCCAGTACGCCGTCCAGCTGGTCCAGGCGCGCTGATCCATGTTGTCGCCTTCAAAGGCGTGTTTCAGGTACTCGGCCTTCGCGCCGCTCTGGCTGTATTTCTCGGTCACGCTCTGCATCCGGTCGCCGCGGTACTGGCCGCCGCTGCTGTAGGGCGGGTCGGTGATCAGCGCGTCGAAGCTGTTCTCCGCCAGCGTTTGCAGCACCTCAATGCAATCAGCGTGCAGGATTTCACACCCACCAGATGTCAAGAGTACCCCTCCCTTCTCGTTCCTGAATTGTTTCGGCGATGCCGGTCGTAGCGTCCGGCGCGTCGTCGTGTTTGTTTTTGCCGGTCTTCTGGTAGCTCACCATCGCCGCATAGTAGCGCGGCCACCGCTGTGCCCAGTCGGAAGGGAACAGCAGGTGCTGCATGACGAAGGTCGCGCCGGTCATAATCCTGGCGTGCTTGTTTGCGCCCTGGTGGAACCACTCGATGTTCACGCTGCGCGTCTGGTACAGCTCCCACAGCAGCCGCTCCACGTTTCTGGCGAAGCCGCGGCCACCGTTGTTGCTCTCGATCCGCGCCGTCTCGACGTGGTAGCTGTAGAGCTGCTCCGCCGTCTGCGGCTCTGTCTTCTCCATTGGCTCGTCCGTCATAATGACATCCAGAATGTAGCCCTCGCCTTCATGGATGCCCGCGACGATGCTGCACAGATCGTCGCTGCCGGTGTCGGCCGTGTCGGTGTAGCTGATGATCGCGCCGAAGTCCAGCTTCCCCGCAGCGTCGCGCGGCAGCTGCTCATAGGTGCGGAACTCGCTGTAGAGCTTGCCCTTGATGTCCACCGGCTCCTGCTGGTAGTTGGCGTCCGCGATCTCCGCGCTGGTCAGGCGGCGCTTCTTCATGTAGGACTTCCACGACAGCAGATCGGGGCATAGCATCCGGCGTTCGCCTTCATCCAGACAGGCGCGGCGGCAGAAGACAAACCAGTCGCCGCCGTCCTCGCTTGCCAGCAGGCGGCCGCACAGGTCCTTCGTGGACCATCTGGTCATAACGATAATTTGCATCCCGCCTTCTTCGATACGGGACAGGAAGGTGTCGGTGTACCAGCTCCACTGTTCGTCCAGAACGCGGTCGTTAAACGCCTCCTGGTCGTTCTTGATCGGGTCGTCGATGATCCCCATCGAACAGCCGATGCCGGTGATCGTACCGCCGAAGCCGGTCGCCAGGTAGTTGAAGAACTGGCCCTCCAGGCTCCACAGCTGTGCCGCCGCGTCGCCCTGTTTGACGCGCGTCGTCGGGAAGACGTCGTGGAAGATCGTCACCTTGCTGTCGATCTTGTCGGCGTCAATGCCGTCGCGGACGTTTCGGGCGAAACGCCCGGCCAGAATGTCGTTATATGACACTGAAATGACGCGCGTGTCGTTCTTCTTGCCCATGCACCACTGTACGAACAGCGTCAGGGTGTAGGACTTGCCGTGCCGCGGCGGCAGGTTGATCATCAGATTCTTGTACGGCTCGCCGGTGTCCTTGTTGATCAGCCGCCCCTCGAAGATCGCCTGCAACGTCTCGCACAGGTCGCGTTGGTACGGCCGGTCGTCGCGGTAGAACTTCGGATTCATCATTTTGCAGTAGTCGTAGAATCGGGCCTGCGCGGCGACGATTTTGCCGTCCGTGATGCCCTCCGGATTGATCAATTCCCGTATATCTTGCAGGTCTCGCACGTCAATCGCCCTCCTTTCGCTTTCCTTGGCCTCTCTGACGCGTTAGAACGGCGTTAGACGCCGCACCCCCTCCAGCTCCCCGCCCAAACTCAAAAGCCCGCACAGGGGCCTTAAAATCGTTTCTGCGCTTATCACCACGCCCCGACGTGAAAACACGTCGGGGCGCAGCAACGAAAGGAGGCTTCCACGGGGCGCGTGGAGTGGTCCCCACGGATGGGATCGCCCCGATATGTAGGCTTCGCCACCACCGATTGTCAGGGCGGCGTTGCTTTCTCGGTTATGTCCCCCGATCTCGAACACGGCGACGGATCAGCGCGCGTCTTCCTTCGGGTTTCTGTTCGTGGCGTCTTCGGCCTCGGCCTGCGCCACAATGACGCCAACGTCCACTTGATGTGCCTCGCCCAGGATCGGGACCGCTACGGTTGCCCGGCGTCCTCTGGCGTTCACTTTTACGATCTTGCCTTCCAGCTCCAGCAGGGGGCCGGATGTGATCACGGTCTTGCCGTCGATGCGCTCACCCTGCGACATGCCGAAGTCTCGGCCGCCTGGGGCAAACAGGCGAACTACTTCCATCTGCTCGTCCGGCACCGGCTCCGGCCCGTCTGCACCCAGCAGACGGATCACGCGGGGTAGGCCGCTGATGAAGTAATAGAAGCGAGGCGTCATGCCCGTGCGGACAAATACATAGCTGGGGAACACCACGCGGCGGATCGGCCACCATTTGCCGTGACGCCGTTCGTGGAGAATCTGAACGGGGGCGAGCGCCTCCATGCCTGCGTCGGTCAGTTTCCTGGCCGTCTCCTGCTCGCTGCCGGTCATAACCTGCGCAACGTACCAGTGAAGCTCAGCCTTCATCGCGCCCCGCCTCCTCTGCTGCCGCGTCGCTGACAAGCCTTTGCAGCTGTGCCAGCAGTTCCGGATCGTTCTGAACGGCCTGGCGCATCCGTGCCTTCACGTTGCGCTCGACGGCCTCAATGGCCGCCAGACGCTCCTTGCGCCAGCGTTCCTTGTAAATGGTGCTGCGTTGCAGCTGGACCAGCAAGCGGCCCGCCTTGTCCAGCGGCATGGCGTCGAAGTCTTCGTCCGCCGTTGCGATCCTGCGGGTCAGGCCGTCGATCATAATCGCGGAGGCCAGCTCCGTGGACTCGACGTCCTGATTCTCGCGGATGAATTGCAGCAGCGCCGTGGTCTGCTCCGATGCCTCTTTCAAACGTCGTGCCGCGCTATTGTGGCGCATGGCATATCTGCCCACGGCGCTGCGGCTGATCTCATAGCCCAGGTCGGTGATCGTGTCAGCGATGTCCTGGTAGGTGTAGTTGACGTCTGCCAGCATCGCGTCCAGCTGTGCGCGGATTTCGTCGGGCAGTTCATCCACGCGGGACTTGATGCGGTTGCGCTCTCTCTGGTCGCCCATCAGACGTCAACGCCCTGGTCCTCAATGGTGCCCTCCACCAGATCGACGCCGGTCGGCGTCAGTTTCACGAAGGCGGAAGGCGGGACCACGCCGTGCAGGATTTGTTCGGCTGCGTCTTCGCCGATCACCTGGATGTACTTCTTGCCCGACAGATAGTCAATGTGCTGCGCGATGCTGGGGACGCTCACCATGTTGGACTCCAGCAGGCTGTTGGTGATCGTTCTGATCTCCACCGGCACAGGCTGAACGGAGTACAGCAGGGCCAGGATTTCGCCGCGGACGCGCTTGTTCGCCGCGACGGTCAGGTTGGCTGCCATATCGGCCCACCTCGCTTTCTGTAGATTTTGGGTCAGTTTCTTTTGGTCAGCTGGTCAAGGATTTTGTCCAGCTTGGCGTCGAAGCCCGCGACGGCGCGGATGAAGTCGTCGCGCAGGGTGTATTTGAAGGGGGCCTCCTGGATGAAGTTGTCCATCTTCTCGGCCAGGGCCTTGGTGTCGGCCGACGCCTTCTTCTCCACTTCGTCGATGCGCTCCTGTAGGCGCTTGTCCCGCTGGTCGAACTGATTCAGCTCTCGCTTGAGTAGGAAGCAGATGATGCCGTAGGCCACCACCTGAATGATCCATGTGATCCAGCTTTCCATGCTGCGCCCTCCAGATAAAAACAAAACTCCGTAAAGGCGCGCGGCCTTTACGGAGTTTATTGTAAATGGATTCGATTGTTGGGTAAATAAGAAGCAATTCCCTTAGTTTATGGGGGAAATGTGGATAAAATCGGACTATTCAAAGTCCAGCAGCGACAGCTGACCGGCAGGTGGTGCATCCTTGCAGATTTCCTGCACCCAGCGGACCGTCAGGTCGAACTCCTGCGCCAGCTGCTCGGCGTTGTAGCCGGTGAACTTCTCGCGGATCAGCCGGTCGCGTGCCGTGCGGGTCAGGGCGTCCACCTTCGGAATGTAAAGGTTGGAGCCGCCGTACTGCGCCGCCAGCGTCAGCAGCGGCTGGATTCCCGTGATCTCTGCCAGCTGCCTGTACTGTTCGGGGATCATGTCAATGGTCAGCCGGTCCGTCCACTTCTCCATCGTGGCCTCCTTTCCGCTCTCCGCGTCCTCCGGCCAGCATGGCCTTCATCGCCTCGATGCAGTTGCGTGCGTGCTTGTCGTCCAGGAAGGTGGGGTGGGACGCGCCGAAACGCTTCTCCAGGAAGGCGCGCAGCCTTTTCGGATCGTCGGCCCAGCCCAGCTTTGCGGCCAGCGCGTAGATTTTCGCCACCTGCTCCTTCGTCGGCCTGTTGTGCGGCGCGGTCGTCTCCTGTCCGGTCAGCCGTTTCAGCCGGTCGATCACCTGCTTGGCGTCTGCCGTCGTCAGCAGCTTCATGCTGTCCTTGCCCGTCGTCGCGAAGACGACGGCGTGAAGATCGTCGTTGCTGATCCCTCCGCCGCGCGCCAGCGCGTAGATGCAGCGCATCTGCTGCGGCGTCAGGACGTTGGCCTGCGTTCCCATCCGTGTGCCCTCCTTCGTCGGTTAGCCGCGTTCCAGCTTCTCGCGGTCCGGCTCGTACCAGAACACGTCGTCCACTTCAATGGATGCGCCCACGGCCACGATGTCCTGGGTGGGGTACTTACGCAGGGCGTCCTTATCGACGCTGGGCGCGGGCGTCTTCACGCAGTCGTCCATGCCCTTGCTGCGCAGCAGCTGGATGATCTCAGCCAGCTTGGTGGGGGCCTTCGGCAGCTTGATCTTCGTGGACTTGCGGAAGCCCACCGCGCCGAAGTTCAGCGTCTTGGTCTTCTTGCCGTCCATGTCGTCGCGGTGTGCCTCGGCAAACTCCTTGATCTGGCGCTCCAGGCGCTTGGTGGCCTCGATGAAGACGCGGCTGCGGGCTTCCGCCTCGGCCTTCGCCTCGTCGATCTTGTTCTGCATCGCTGCCTCGAAGTTCTCCACCGTGCGCTGATTGTCCGCGATGGTCGCCAGCGCCTGATTCACGTCGTCCCAGCTCTCCAGAGCGGGGACCGTGTCTTCTACGCGTTTTCTTGCCATTGTGTCTTCCTCCTTGATGTCAAATATGCCACGACCAGCGATTCGGGTCTTTCCCGTCGCGGGCGATGGTCAGGGTAATGGGGCCGTTGAAGTGGTAGATCGGGATGCTGCGGGACGATGCCTCGACGATCTCGCCGACCATGCCCTCGCTGATCTCGTCGCCGAACACCCACATTTCGTCGCACATGCCCAGCAGCTTGCGGGCCATGCGCAGCCCCGCTTCACGCTCCTTGTTTCTGTTCTCATTCATAAAGCGCGGGAACAGCAGGTGCGGGGCCAGCGGGATGCCGCCCATTTCCCAGACGTAGCGGCAGAAGTTCTCGGCGCGGCGGGCGTTGCGTTCGGGGTCTGCTGCATAGGGGCTGCAAACATAGATCACGGGATCGTCCGTCACGCGGCGCGGCTTCTTGATTCGGGTGTAGGCCGCCTTCATACCGTCGCCCCCATCCACGCGATCAGGATCAGCCCAATGGCCGCGATGATCAGCCCCAGCGTTCCGGCCGCAGGGGCGCGCCGCTTGAAGAAGCAGACGCCCCCGACGTAGGCAAAGACCGCAGCCGTCGCCGCCAGATAGATGATTGTCAGTGTTTTCACGTTGTCCTCCTTAGTACATCAGTTTGTATTTCCGGGCGCTTGCCAGGATGTCGCCGGTGATCTGCCCGCCCTCGGCGGCTTCCAGACAGATGTCCAGGATTTCCACGAAGGTGCCCATGCCGCCGTGCTTCACGTCGGCGGCGATGGTCGCCAGAGCGTCGGCAGCGTCGTCGCTCACGTTGTACTCCCGCAGGATCGTGCGCGCCTCGGTCTGGCCGATGCCGTTCAGCTTCAATTCCACCTTGCGGCGGTAGAGCTGCGCCAGATTGTCGTGGCGGCC